TGGTACATTAGATGGTGAGTTTGCTTCTAAATCTAATTATCTTTTAATTGAGATGGAAGATGAGTCTGATACTTCAGATGCATTCCCAGGTGGATTTATGGGATTCCCAATTAGAGATTACCAAGAAAATGGTAATGCAACTGTACAAACACCAAGTGTTGAATACAAGCAAACATATGGTACTTTTGAAAACAAAAGAAAATTCTATTTAGGATTATCTGAAGTTAACGGTATCGACCAAGATTTCTTCGATTACAAAGGTAACCCAAGTGATACCAACTTATTTAATTATAGTGGTCTTACAAGTGGTTTCCATATGGATGTTGATGCAAATACTGGAACAATAGATAATATTGATGTGGTGATTAATGTTAGTGGTGACACATACACACCAAGTGTTGTATTTGAAGTTGGTAATGCAGAATTTAGAACTGAAGCAGATGTGGTAGGTACTGATTATGAAAAAGTATATGCACGTAAGTTCGTATTTGCACCAACTGGTGGATTTGATGGATGGGACGTTTATAGAACTAGAAGAACCAATAGAGATAAATATACTAACAATGGTACTGCTGGACAAGCTGGACTTCTTAATGGAGTATTCAGTAACAAAGCATTATCTAATGGTGACTTAGGAATCGATTCTGATTACTATGCTTACTTAGAGGGTATTTGGACATTCAATAACCCAGAGGCAGTAAATATTAATGTATTTGCAACACCTGGTATTGATACATTTGACCATACTAACTTAATTGAAGAAGCAATTGAGATGGTAGAAATCGAAAGAGCAGATTCACTTTATATTGTAACAACACCAGATACTGATGCTAGTGGTGATACACTTCTTGAGGAAGATGTTATCGACACATTAGACGGACAGTTTGATAGTAATTATACTGCAACATACTGGCCTTGGATTCAAATAAACGATAGTGAAAACAATGTTTACATATATGTTCCTTCTACAAGAGATGTAGTTAGAAACATAGCCTTAACCGATAACATCGCATTCCCATGGTTTGCAGTTGCTGGTGTACAAAGGGGTGATGTTAATTGTATTAAAGCAAGAAAGACTCTTACACAAACACATAGAGATACACTTTATGAAGGTAGGGTTAATCCAGTAGCAACATTTGCAACTGAAGGTATTAAAATTTGGGGTAATAAAACACTTCAAGTTAAAGATACTTCACTTAATAGAATTAATGTTAGAAGACTTCTATTACAAGCAAGAAAACTTATTTCTGCTGTTTCAATTAGATTATTATTCGAACAAAATGATGATATAGTTAGAAACCAATTCTTATCACTTGTTAACCCAATATTGGATAACATTAGAAGTGAAAGAGGATTAACAGATTTTAGAGTGGTACTTGATGTAACACCAGAGTCTATTGACAGAAATGAATTATGTGGTAGAATATTCTTGAAACCAACTAGAGCTTTAGAGTTCATATGTGTTGAGTTCAATATTATGAATACTGGAGCAAGTTTCGATGATATATAAAAAAAAATAAAAACTTATATATTTATTAATATAAAATAAAAACAAAAAAAACAATTATATACTATGGCTGATTTACTAATGAAAATGCCCGTACCATACGAGCCAAAAAGAAAAAATAGATGGCTTTTAAGATTCCCAGCAGATTTGGGTATACAAGAGTGGTGGTTAGCTTCGGCTTCAAGACCATCAATTAATCAAAGTGATGTTGAGATTCCATTCTTAAACACATCAACTTGGGTAATAGGTAGATTTATCTGGGAACCAATTAATGTGACGTTTAGAGACCCTATCGGTCCTTCGGCTGCACAAGCAATCATGGAGTGGGTAAGGCTACAGTCTGAATCTATTACTGGTAGACAAGGTTATGCTGCGGGTTATAAAAAGGATATTGAATTAGATATGCTTGACCCTAATGGTGTTGTTATTGAAAAGTGGGTACTTCAAGGTACTATGCTTACAACAGTTAACTTCGGTGATTTATCGATGGATGACGACTCAATAGCAGATATTACTGCGGATATGAGATTTGATAG